GACTTCTACGGCTTACTCAGGGCTTACATGGGGAAAACTGGTCTGAACAATCCCTTAAAGATTGTTTGGAACGCAATCCCGTTTAGCTTTGTGCTAGACTGGATTGTGCCCGTTTCCAGTTATCTCAACAAGTGGAAGATTCAAGGTGCCGATGGAGAATGGAACTTGCGTGATACCACGTGTTCCACTCTTACGACGTGCCGAATAATCATTACACAAGTTGACCGTGTAAGTGGCGATCGCACCCATTTGGGTGAAGTCGCCTTTCGTAGGTATGAACGAGTTGTCGGACTCCCAGTGCCATTGCTGCTTTTGCCAAGCTTGCAAGCACTAAGTGAGAAACAGCTGGCGCTTCTGTTAGCTATGTCAACGTGACGTAGCGCAGGATTTGCCTAAGGGCATTTAAAGCCCTCGAGGAGTACTGCATGTTAGCTAACAATCTAGAACTCAACGGTGGAACTTATGACGACGCTGGCGAGTTCGATGTAGGACATTTTGTCCTCATCGATCAATCCAACGCCGGATCAACACGCGTTTTGGCAGAGTCAACGCTTGCGTTGCCTACCAAGATGCAAATCAAGCATTCCCTTTCAGGGAAGGCTGATTCTGTTGTTGACCGACACTTGATCTCCTTCTCGAAGACCAAGTTGTCGGGTTCCACTCCAGTTGTGGCTACCCTCAACTTTACGTTGACGGTACCGCGCCTGGGCGACACATTCAATACTGTGGACATCGCTGGCATGTGCAGATATCTTACGAGTCTGCTCGGCTTCGCGACTACCACGGAAACTGAATTTGCCGCTATCCAAACGACTCTCAACGCAGTTTTGCGTGGTGAGTCGTAGGATTCTCGCTGTCTCTGAGTTGACACGAGGGTTTGTTGGCTATCCATGCACACGCATGGAGGTCTAAACCAATTGGTTAGACAGAATAGCCATGTCGACTTTTATGTCGGCCTCGCGGCTTCTCTGATCCGTAGCGGTCCGTATTATTCCACAAACGTTAAGTCTTCCGAGCGGGACATCGAGACTTTACAATCTCGATGTTCTGCAGAGGGACTGGCATTCCTGACCAAGTGCCTACCCAAGTTGGGAAAGGCGTTAGATCAAGGAATGCTGAATACTCAGCTCTCGGTTCCAAGGGAGTTCAAACGCTCCTCGAAGAACCGTGGTATACCTGCTTTTTTGCAGGCGTACTTTAAAAGAGTATTCAACGCTACTGGAACACTCCGGGACGATGCAGACGTAGTCGCAGTAAAATTTCTGCGTCAAGTCTGCTTCTTCTTGTACAAACTCGAACTGCCCTACACTCGCGAGCAAGAGACTTCTGTCGTAGAAGCTTTTGTGCGGACTGAAGGCGAGCTCGAGCTCGAGCTTGGTGGAACTGTTGGCGACATGGTCGCTGCTGCTTCCTACATCACTCGAGATGTCTTCGCTGGGTTTAACCCAAAAGACATTGTGCCAAGACACGGTCCCGGGGCGGTGGCAACTGGTGAACACCTCGATGAGAAGTGGGATTTCTCCCGCCTCTACAACGAAATCCACCAGGTGTACCCCTACTATGAATATTTCATTGTAGGGGGTGCTCGTGAGCTGATAGATCGATTGGAGTGGTACAAGTCCTTGGAACGCCGGGAAACCGGGGTCGCCAAGGTTGTACTGGTTCCAAAAGACTCGCGTGGTCCGCGTTTGATATCCTGTGAGCCGCTGGAATACCAGTGGATTCAACAGGGTCTTGGACGGAAGATAATGTGCCATTTAGAATCCTTCTGGATGACTAAAGGGCATGTTAACTTCACTAACCAAGAGGTCAATAGAAGCATAGCCTTAGAGTCTTCCAAGACTTTAAAGTATGCGACTCTTGATCTCAAGGAAGCTTCGGACCGTGTCTCCCTCGACTTAGTTCGAGCAGTTTTTAAACACTGCCC